CTATGCTGTTTTGATATCTACGATAATCCAGTCTTTACCACGATCATCATTGTATCGGTCGGTCATTTTTCTGGATTTATGGCCTAACAATTTTTGCGTATCCAGACCCTGTTCCCGATATAACCGTTCTGACAGAGATCGCTGCTCATGAAATGTGGGCGCAGTTCCTTGCTCCCATTTTATGCCACATTTTTCCCGGGCCTTTTTAAAAGCCGTTGTCAGAGTATTTGCAGAAACCTGGTCTCCTCTGTTTGCTTGAGAGGTAGTGTGACGGTAATGGACCAGATATTTACTAACAACAGCATCCCTGCACTGAGATATAACTTCACGAAGGGTAATATTCAGAGCATCGCATTTCAGGTTAAGCGGAATAGCAAGTTTTGAACCGGTTTTTTCCTGAGTAATGTGCAACATGTCGTCCCATATATCAGAGAATTTCAAATTGCAGATATCGCCTAAACGTTGTCCAGTAACAAGAGCAAGTAGCATGCCGCATTTTAAATAGGGCTGCCGTCTGCTTACGCTTTCAAATATTGCCTGCCATTCGGGCAGTGACAATCTTTGGCGGTTTACTCGATTTCGCGGTTGTTTTGTTGCCTGCGCTGGGTTAAATCCTGGCGGAACATGTCCTGCGTGTTGTGCTTCTTTGAAGACGTCGATCAACACCATTCTCACGACTTGCGCCATCCTGTTATGACCTTCAGCCTTTACAGCATCAATTATTTCGGCAATATCAAGTGCGGTAATATCCTTGAGGTGTTGCATTCCACAATGCTCACGGAAAAGACGAATGGGTTTGCCTTTTTGCCGATAGGAGTTGGGTCTTAGTTCATTATGTTGCAGCCTGTCCTCCTGGATAGAAATATATTTATCAAGCCATTCTGTCACCGTAATGTCTGAGCGCCTGCCTTTCATTCTTTCCAGACGCTCATTGACGCTTAATATTTGTCGGGTACGTTGTTCAGCAATAATGGTATTTGCTTCAGTAGCAACTTGTTTTGCTTCATTCTCATCAGTTCCTAAGCTATGAAAACGACCGGATAGTGGATGTTTGTATTGCCAATATACCTTTCCGGTTCGCTTATCTAATTTGCAATATAAATTGGGTATAGAGATTTTGTGAGATCGGGGTCTAGCAGCCATCAGCGATTATCCGTTGGAGTTTTGGGTTTGCGTTTATTGGGAGTTGCGGTTCTGCAAGCGTTCCTACAAAACGGGAATTTCGGTCAATCATCCAGTAGCGACCAACTTTTATAGCGGGTGGGGCCATCATTTTCCCTTGCGCGTATTTTTTCAGAACTCGCTCACTTGGTGCTAAGTCCCCAAATTCTTCTTTAGCCCAGTCCTGTAAAGTGATTAGTCGAGACATTTGTCCTCCTCTTAGCTGCTGAGGGAGTTTGTGACCGATATATCTGACATGATATTAAGCTCATGGCAGGTACATCTCTTGACTGGTCATAGAGATAAATTTAATGCTGAACCGCCCCGGGAATCCTGGAGACTAAACTCCCTGAGAAAGAGGTAAACAGGATGACTAAAAATACTCGTTTTTCCCCCGAAGTCCGTCAGAGGGCGATTCGTATGGTTCTGGAAAGTCAGGGCGAATATGACTCACAGTGGGCGGCAATTTGTTCCATTGCCCCAAAGATTGGCTGTACACCGGAGACTCTGCGTGTCTGGGTACGCCAGCATGAGCGGGATACCGGAGGCGGTGATGGCGGGCTCACCACCGCTGAACGTCAGCGTCTGAAAGAGCTGGAACGTGAAAATCGTGAACTGCGCCGCAGTAACGATATCCTTCGCCAGGCTTCCGCTTATTTTGCGAAGGCGGAGTTCGACCGCCTCTGGAAAAAATGATGCCACTGCTGGATAAGCTGCGTGAGCAGTACGGGGTCGGACCGCTATGCAGCGAACTGCATATTGCCCCGTCAACGTATTACCACTGTCAGCAACAGCGACATCATCCGGATAAACGCAGTGCCCGTGCGCAGCGCGATGACTGGCTGAAGAAAGAGATACAGCGCGTATACGATGAAAATCACAAGGTATACGGTGTGCGTAAAGTCTGGCGTCAGTTGTTACGGGAAGGTATCAGAGTGGCCAGATGCACTGTGGCACGTCTCATGGCGGTTATGGGACTTGCCGGTGTTCTCCGGGGTAAAAAGGTCCGTACGACCATCAGCCGGAAAGCCGTTGTCGCAGGCGACCGCGTAAACCGTCAGTTCGTGGCAGAACGTCCTGACCAGTTGTGGGTGGCTGATTTTACTTACGTCAGCACATGGCAGGGGGTCGTCTATGTGGCGTTCATCATTGATGTGTTTGCCGGATACATCGTGGGGTGGCGGGTCTCATCGTCTATGGAAACGACATTTGTGCTGGATGCTCTGGAGCAGGCGTTATGGGCCCGTCGACCGTCCGGCACAGTCCATCACAGTGATAAAGGTTCTCAGTATGTATCGCTGGCCTACACACAGCGGCTTAAGGAAGCCGGATTACTGGCATCAACAGGAAGTACAGGCGACTCGTATGACAACGCGATGGCGGAGAGCATCAATGGCCTTTACAAAGCGGAGGTAATACACCGTAAGAGCTGGAAAAACCGTGCAGAAGTGGAACTGGCCACACTCACGTGGGTGGACTGGTATAACAATCGACGATTGCTGGAAAGGCTGGGCCATACTCCTCCGGCAGAAGCAGAAAAAGCTTATTATGCTTCCATCGGAAACGATGATCTGGCAGCCTGAGTTCACAGATAAAACACTCTCCAGGAAACCCGGGGCGGTTCATGCTGAGAAATGCAGTATTGAATTTATCAATTTTTCTATTTTCTGCGTATGGCACGTAACTTCTTAATGTGTTCTGCCGTTTCGATCTCTTCTGCTATTCGATCTGCATCAGCTTTATTCACAGGTTCAAAGTCATGATTAAAGCGGAACATGCTGGCGATACATGTTCTGCCTTTTCGGATGTAGTGAACTTTGTTGTGGGTAGAACGCAGGATTTTGCAGGGAGTGCCGTGGTGGTCGACGTACCAGGTGTTAGGAAAAATGATTCTGAACATTTTTACACCTCAGTTGGACGATGTTGAAATTTGCTGCTTTGAGGCCATCACAATCCCCATTGTTTGTTCTTAAGTTCGATCTCCTCCTGGCAACTTGCACAAGTCCGACAACCCTGAACGACCAGGCGTCTTCGCTCATCTATCGGATCGCCACACTCACAACAATGAGTGGCAGATACAGTCTGGTAGTTCAGACGACGCATTTTTATTGCTGTATTGCGCTGTAATTCTTCGATTTCTGATGCTGAATCAATGATGTCTGCCATCTTCCATTAATCCCTGAATTGTTGGTTAATACGCTTGAGGGTGAATGCGAATAATAAAAAAGGAGCCTGTAGCTCCCTGATGATTTTGCTTTTCATGTTCACCGTTCCTTAAAGACGCCGTTTAACATGCCGATTGCCAGACTTAAGTGAGTCGGTGTGAATCCCATCAGCGTTACCGTTTCGCGGTGCTTCTTCAGTACGCTACGGCAAATGTCATCGACGTTTTTATCCGGAAACTGCTGTCTGGCTTTTTTGATTTCAGAATTAGCCTGACGGGCAATACTGCGAAGGGCGTTTTCTTGCTGAGGTGTCATTGAACAAGTCCCATGTCGGCAAGCATAAGCACACAGAATATGAAGCCCGCTGCCAGAAAAATGCATTCAGTGGTTGTCATGCAGCCTCCCGACGGGCAAGAATCCTTGAGCCGAACGCCATCAACTCTCCACGATCAACGGTCGTAAAGTGGCAGTGTGTACGGGGGTATGGGTGCCAGATAATGAGCATCGAGCCTTTATTATTTCCACTGACGGGTTTCTCAGTGAGTGGGTTAATAAATGCCAGTCGTCCTGCCGTGATGAATCTGACCTCACTGGCGGTTTGTATCGCTTCATGAAACCATCCGACAGATGTGTCAGCAGGCAATAACATTACACATCCCACACTACTGAATTTGTTTTCAGTGGCTGCCTTTTTCACAAAAGGGGAAATATTGCTGTATGGTGGATTCAACCAGACATAACCAGAGGCATATCCCATTGCTTCAGGCCATGAAGTGGTTAATGTGTTCTGCTCCTGTGAGATAAAAAGCCGACATAGTCGGTTTTTTTCGCTGGCGGCAGCATCAAGTTGAAAAACGAACTCTGCATTAAGCGCAGCAAAAATCTCTGGTGGTGTGCGCCAGCTGTCGCGATGTTCGGCAGGAGTATTGCTTCCGGTGAAATCAGTCATACAGCCCCCGTTTATTATTTATCTCCTCAGCCAGCCGCTGTGCTTTCAGGGGATTTCGGATAACAGAAAGGCCGGGAAATATCCAGCCTCGCTTTGTAACGGAGTAGACGAAAGTGATCGTGCCTACCCGGATATTATCGTGAGGATGCTTCATCGCCATTGCTCCCCAAATACAAAACCAATTTCAGCCAGTGCCTCGTCCATTTTTTCGATGAACTCCGGCACCATCTCGTCAAAACTCGCCATGTACTTTTCATCCCGCTCAACCACGACATAATGCAGGCCTTCACGCTTCATACGCGGGTCATAGTTGGCAAAGTACCAGGCATCTTTTCGCGTCACCCACATGCTGTACTGCACCTGGGCCATGTAAGCCGACTTTATGGCCTCGAAACCACCGAGCCGGAACTTCATGAAATCCCGGGAGGTAAACGGGCATTTCAGCTCAAGGCCATTGCCGTCACTGCATAAACCATCGGGAGAGCAGGCGGTGCGCATACTTTCGTCGCGATAGATGATCGGGGATTCAATAACATTTACGCCGGAAGTGAACTCAAACAGGGTTCTGGCGTCGTTCTCGTACTGTTTTCCCCAGGCCAGCGCTTTAGCGTTAACTTCCAGAGCCACACCGGTGCAAACCTCAGCCAGCAGGGTGTGGAAGTAGGACATTTTCATGTCAGGCCACTTCTTTCCTGATCGGGGCTTTGCTATCACGTTGTGAACTTCTGAAGCGGTGATGACGCCGAGCCGTAATTTGTGCCATGCATCATCCCCCTGTTCGACAGCTCTCACGTCGATCCCGGTACGCTGCAGGATAATGTCCGGTGTCATGCTGCCACCTTCTGCTCAGTGGCTTTCTGTTTCAGGAATCCAAGAGCTTTCACTGCTTCGGCCTGTGTCAGTTCTGACGATGCGCGAATGTCGCGGCGAAATATCTGGGAACAGAGCGGCAATAAGTCGTCATCCCATGTTTTATCCAGGGCGATCAGCAGAGTGTTAATCTCCTGCATGGTTTCATCGTTAACCGGAGTGATGTCGCGTTCTGGCTGACGTTCTGCAGTGTATGCAGTATTTTCGACAATGCGCTCGGCTTCATCCTTGTCATAGATACCAGCAAATCCGAAGGCCAGACGGGCACACTGAATCATGGCTTTATGCCGTAACATCCGTTTGGGATGCGACTGCCACGGCCCCGTGATTTCTCTGCCTTCGCGGGTTTTGAATGGTTCGCGGCGGCATTCATCCATCCATTCGGTAACGCAGATCGGATGATTACGGTCCTTGCGGTAAATCCGGCATGTACAGGATTCATTGTCCTGCTCAAAGTCCATGCCATCAAACTGCTGGTTTTCATTGATGATGCGGGACCAGCCATCAACGCCCACCACCGGAACAATGCCGTTCTGCTTATCAGGGAAGGCGTAAATTTCTTTCGTCCACGGATTAAGGCCGTACTGGTTGGCGACGATCAACAATGCGATGAACTGCGCATCGCTGGCATCACCTTTAAATGCCGTCTGGCGAAGAGTGGTGATCAGTTCCTGTGGGTCGACAGAATCCATGCCGACACGTTCAGCCAGCTTCCCTGCCAGCGTTGCGAGTGCTGTACTCATCCGTTTTATACCTCTGAATCAATATCAAACTGGTGGTGAGCAATGGTTTCAACCATGTACCGGATGTGTTCTGCCATGCGCTCCTGAAACTCAACATCGTCATCAAACGCACGGGTAATGGCTTTTTTGCTGGCCCCGCAGCGTTGCAAATGATCGATACAGAGTGATTCAAACAGGTGCTGTGGAAGACCTTTTTCCATGTTGTCTGCCAGTTCTGCCTCTTTCTCTTCACGGGCGATCTGCTGGTAGTGACGTGCCCAGCTCTGAGCCTCAAGACGATCCTGAATGTAATAAGCGTTCATGGCTGAACTCCTGAAAATGGCTGTGAAAATATCGCCCGCGAAATGCCAGGCTGATTAGGAAAACAGGAAAGAGGGGTTAGTGATTCAGGCCGTTACCGCGTCCGTCGAGAAAAACTTCTACGAGCAAATCACGGGTATAAGTGCGCTCGATGCCGCGATGCAGATAAAGCCGTCCGCGTAAATTAGCTGATGCAGTCCAGGTACCATCTTTGTGTTTGACCAGCATTCCTGGCATGACCGCACCGCGATTAACGGTCTGCGTTCCGTAATGTTGATGAACCATAAAAACTCCTGCCCGTAAGCTGGGCTGCTGAACATATAAAGACTTCTGCGCGTATTCAGGCGGTGGATGGCCGCCGGTTGTCATAACTAAGCCGCCTCGTTGAAGCGACTGAGGTATGAAGTGTTGAGTTGATTTCAGCTGGTCACACCGACGTTCACGCGTCCGCTTCACCCCTCGCACTCCCCGGAGCCTGCTGAAATTCAAGCTGCGGATCTAAGCGGTCATCGCAACGGTGAATCAGGTGATTGCCGTATCGTTGTGTTGTTGCGACATGGTGATAATAGCTATTGCTATTGATGATATCAATACTTATTGCTATTGCTAGATGTGTTTTGATATTAAATATTTGATAGCAAAAAGAATTAATTTTGTGACTTGCATCGCATAGCGATAACTGAAGCGGGGTTGTGGTGGTTTTTTGAACGGTGTGTGTGATGAGGGGAGGCAAAAGAAAACCCGGCACGGTGGCCGGGACGTTTTATTTCAAAGAAAAATTATGACTAGCGTATCTTGGAAGAAATTCATATAGTGTTAATGTCTTAACGCCGTGAGAAGCAGCAGCATCCGGGATCATTATTCTTTTTTTAGGTTTGCCACCGGATGGTTTCTCATGGGTAATAATAGTATATCCATGTGTCATCGCATGGGCTATTAAAAAAGCATCTGCTTTTTCATGGCTTGCAAAATCAAACTTTGCCTTTTCGGTAACATCTAATTTAGTTGACCAATTTATTAACTTTGCATAATTTTCTATTGAACTATGCTCATCTTCGAAGAATGATGATGGTAACTCTTCTTTAATCCATTTACACAATGGATCATCTTTTGCACATAGTTATTTTTTTACAGCATTAATGCTATAAATCAGACCATTAATGTGTAAAGCGAGAAGAAAATCCCAAAATATTTTGCAATAATTGAAGTTATATGCAAAGTTTTTTGCCTCTATGAAGACATTACTATCAATTAAGAATTTTCCATTATGAATCATAGAGATTCTCGTTTTTTATAAAATTCAACAACTGTATCTGCTTTTACATTTAGCAGTACGCCTGCTTCCCTTAATGGTAATTGTTGAGACATTGCTTTGGAAATTATTATATTCGTAAGTTTTGGACTGTTACGAACAGGTAATGTGTTAAAGAAAGAACCACCATTGGATTCTTTTTTGGGCTTATTGTAAGCTTGATCTTTAATTATCTCCAAAGTGTTTCTTTCTATCAAATCTAATTGTAACGCTTTGATTGCACAAGCGAAATCACTAACCTTAAATAACTTAGAAACCTCTTTTACTCGATAATAATTATTATCGCTGGATGCATTAAGCCAGAAAGATTTGAAGAGATTATCAGGCATTAAGATTTCAGCAGCAACTTTATTACAAAAAGATTCTATGTTTTTTTCTGTGTCCCACCCAGAGACTCCATCGACTCCAAGCCAAAGATGAGCCACCTCATGAAATAATGTAAATACCTGCGCAGATAACGCGTCCGAGCTATTTACAAAAATGATCGGAGCAACGCTATCAGATATACAGAAACCACGAAACTCTCGCGTGTCAAGTTTTCTTTTATTATTATTACCCACAACACCATTCTTGAAAACTAATACGCCAGTGTCTTCTATTAGTTTTGCCACTTTAGAAAAATAGCTCTCAAAAGTGACATTTTTTATCTCTTTTTGTATATCAAAATGTATTGTGTTTGCTATGTCTGTAGCAACAACCTTATAATTTAATTTTCTATTAAATTTAAATTTACCAATAAAATCGAGTGGATCATCATTACCATTTTCTCTTAAATAGTCTTTGTACCACTCAAGTTTATATTCTATATCATAGTAAACATCAAAAAAATCTTTTCCTAACTCACGGCTATTTATAGCTTGCCTTAAGTCAGGGATCTTGGGTTTGGCTGGAGTTGGTGGCGTTTCAAGAAATAAAAAACCGAAAGGGATTCCTCCAATTTTTGCCAGTTTTTCTGCTGCGGATTTACTTACCACTCCGTTAAGAAATTTATTAATCTTTTTGGGCATGACTTGGTCAGCAAGAGTTTCGATAGAAACTCCTTGAGAATTTGCTATCCAATCAATCATCTTCCTAGACAATTGAAATTCAACCGCTGCCATGTTATCACCTAGTTAAAAAAACCTATTATTCAACAATTATTGTTGTGCACCTGATAGCTAACGTCAAGCCTAATTTATTGCCTTACTACAGTAAGCTGAAAAGCGAAGTGCATAATTTTGTTCTGATTTCTACCCATGCTTTCTATATGTCTGCGGCATGCTCCCGATGACTTTCCCGAAGATGAACACGCGGTTCATCTCGTCTTTCTCGATCGGGTCCCACGGTGAGTAGCTCTTGTTATCAGAGATAACCAGCAGCTTATCCTTCATCATTTGCAGGCGTTTTACATGGGCGGTGTCGTCATACAGAAACGCATAGATACCATCACCGTCGAAAGATTTAACCGTGATATCAACGAACAGCAGATCACCTGGTTCGATCGTTCCTGACATGCTGTCACCACGCACGTTAATGATGCGGATATTTTCCGCCTTCCTGCCATCGAACATGTGACGAGCATCGTCAAACGAGTATTCAACCGAGCGTAGAACTTCTACAAACTCACGGTTGATTACACCCGGCCCGGCACTGACTTCTATATCAAGAACGTCAATTTTGAAGTATTTGGAATGGCTGACAGCAGGCTTCCCTGATTGTTGACCGTCATTTCTCATCGGGCCTATGCCTGAAGAGAGCCATTCTGTTCGAACACCCAATGCATTAGCTATTTCAACAATTTTTGTTGAGCCGCGCGCATTGCCGCTTGTCAGTCTCCAGATTGTGGGTTGAGCTACGCCAGACGCCTTTGCAAGAGCGCCTTGAGACATTCCAGATTGTTCCATCGCTAGGTTTAAGCGATCAGCAAGAGTTTCTTTTTTCATAAGTTTTAATTTATACGCTTGCGTATTGATGGTCAAAACACGTTTTGCTATTGCTTGGATTAATACGCATTGCTATTATTTATTCATTGCAATACCAATAGGAATTGATAATGACAAATCAAACCATTCAACTCGCAATCAGTATTACAGGTAGTCAAAAACGACTGGCAGATCTATGCGGTGTAGCCCAACCCACAGTTTGGCGTTGGCTACACGGTGGCGGAATTGATGCCCGCTATGTAATGAAAATTGTCTCAGCCACTGGTGGAAAGATTAAACCAGCAGATACAGCAGGTAGCGCAGATCATCAACGGTGTGTTCAGACAGTTACTGGCAACTTTCCCTGCGAGCCTGGCTAACCGGGATCAGAACGAACTGAACGAAATCCGCCGCCAGTGGGTTCTGGCTTTCCGGGAAAACGGGATCACCACAATGGAACAGGTTAACGCAGGAATGCGCGTAGCCCGTCGGCAGAATCGACCATTCCTGCCATCACCCGGGCAGTTTGTCGCCTGGTGCCGGGAAGAAGCATCCGTTACCGCCGGACTGCCAAACGCCAGCGAGCTGGTTGATATGGTTTACGAGTATTGCCGGAAGCGTGGCCTGTATCCGGACGCAGAGTCTTATCCGTGGAAATCAAACGCGCACTACTGGCTGGTTACCAACCTGTATCAGAACATGCGGGCTAATGCGTTGACTGACTCGGAATTACGGCGCAAGGCTGCCGATGAACTTGCCCATATGACTGCGAGAATTAACCGTGGTGAGGCTATACCTGAACCAGTAAAACAACTTCCTGTCATGGGCGGTAGACCTCTAAATCGTGCACAGGCTCTGGCGAAGATTGCAGAAATCAAAGCTAAGTTCGGACTGAAAGGAGCCAGTGTATGACGGGAAAAGAAGCAATTATTCATTACCTGGGGACGCACAAGAGCTTCTGTGCGCCGGACGTTGCTGCGACAACAGGTGTGACATTAACCAGCATAAATCAGGCTGCGGCAAAAATGGCGCGGGCAGGAATCCTGGTCATTGATGGTAAGGTCTGGCGAACGGTATGTTATTTTTAATAATAGAAAACGTATGGGAGCTTAAATCCTTGTATATGAAATTTATTACCGTCGCTCTACGGTTAAATCATGAAAATTTATATAAAAATGAATGTTTGTAATTGCATGTTTAATATGATGACCTCGTGTTGACTATTATAAATTATAGGTGTGTAAGATGTTTAAAGTAGATGAGGTGATTAATATCGATTCCTTACTATATATTCAAGCCCTGTGATTAAGCGATGTACTGAATGCTTGTAGGAAGGTTGTATATTTATAGTGTTTAAAATTATGGTGCTACAATTGTTTATGGCGTTTTGCAATCATGCGAAAACCTATGATTGACAATTGTTACTGAGTCTTGTAAGAATGCACCACGTATTGGTTAATGAATGTGGTGAAAAAATGGATGAGTTTCTTGCGACTATTATTAATAGCACAGTAGGAAAAGCTGCGGAAAAAATAACAGAAGTATTGCTCTCTAAACCTTGGGCTAGGGACCTAGATGAAGGCAAGGTTATACTCGAACAATTAAATGATCCCCTCGGAAGAGAAAATTATTTAAGAAAGCATGTGCTACCATCTCTGAAAATGAGAACTTTGCACAACGCTGATTATGATATTTTTTTAGATGATATTTATTATCCGTTAACTGTTGAGGTGGCATCTAATAAAGACAAGGTCGTTATAAAAGATGGGGTCACTTTACCATTTCATGGTATTGTAAATATAGTCGGTATAGCGGGGCAAGGGAAAAGTACTATTTTACGCAAGTTGTTTAGCGAGGAAATAAAAAAATCAGAACGGATGCCTTTTTTTATTGAATTAAGAAGGGTGAAGAATGCAAATATTATTGCTTATCTGGCAGACATTCTTAATTCATTTGGTGTGGGGTGTTCAGAGGATAGCTTGAAAATATTACTGCAATCCCAAAGAGTCGTTTTAATGTTGGATGGATTTGATGAGGTTAAACATGAAGAGCGAACTATGATGATGAATGAAATAAAAAACATTCATTATCATTTTAACACACCAATTATCGCAACAACGAGACCAAATACAGATATATGTTATACTACTGATGTGTATAATATTTTTATAGATAAGCTAAATATTTCTGATAAGATTTGTATTCTTCATTCTTTATCGAAAAATGACAGATTCTCAAGTAGTGATGCCTCGTTTAAAGTCTTGGCGGATTTACTATGTGATAAAGAAGAACTTGAGGGAACTATTTGCAATCCAATTTTAGTTACTCTTTTGTATTATTGTTATCCTTATATGAATGATATTCCAAATAATATAATAGAGTTTTATCGAAGCCTCTTTGACACCTTATATGCAAGGCATGATAAAATAAAAGTATATACGCGCGAGAAAAAATCAAACATTATTGGTGAAAAAGCTAAATTGTGTTTTTCAGCTATTTGCTATAACGCACTGATTGAGGAGAAATTTGAGTTTTGGGGAGAGGAGTTGCTTAGATATGCTGAAGATGCTATTGAAACAGAAGGTTATCTTAAAGAAGATGCATCAAACTTTATAGATGATCTTATTGAGATAACTTGCCTTATCCAACCTGAGGGAAATAATAGGTATGTTTTTCTGCATAAATCAGTGCAAGAATTTTATGCTGCTTTTGCGGTAGCAAATTTACCGATTGAGTATAAAAAAGATATATACGAAAATCTTATGGTGGCTATTAAATGCTCTGAACAGTTAGATAACTTCATGTTGTTTTTACATTCACTAGATTCCAAAGCATTTATAGATGAAATCACAATAAAAGCTTCTCGTGATATGGGGGTTGTAGATGTCGCAAACATGACGAGAGAGAGAGTTGAGAATGTTTTTGACTCGGCACTAAGTAGAGTATTTATCAAAGGCAACTCGACATCGAATGACTCAGTGATTTCGCTTCATTACGACTTTGTATTAGGTTCGCTCTTAGGTATTGATATTCTACCTATAATGTCTGGAAAAGAACGAGTTCCTATGACAAAAATTGATTTGATTTTTGACGACCTTTTTTCATGCACGATGGATAAGGGTGAGTTAAACTTATACAAATTTGAAGTTAAAAAACAAAAAAATAATATTGATACTGATGTTCAGACTGATGATTATTTATTTCCCTTGGTGGATTATCTTAAGGTCATGGGGTTTTATGGTTTGATGCTGGATACTTACCATCAGACAATTAAGGATTTTTATGATAGATATTATCAACCAGCTTATGATTCGAATCTTCGAAGAACACTAGCAATGGGAAGAAATTTCAAGTTAAAGAAAAATAATTAAATTGATAGTTACAAAGAGACAGCTAATTATAAGTTTCTAACAGTTGAAAAATTAATTGTAAGTAGGCAATATTAATAAGCCGGAGCCTGAACAACTCCGGTGACTTCTGCGCTAAACGGGGACGTTTATGCGCACATACAATCCAACCTATCTTCTCCATTCACAGATGCAGAAATGCACCTACGATTTTTTACATTCGGTGTTTTACTTCGACAGCCAGAATTGGGAGTCTCTATTCGTCTGGCGGCTAAAGGTGATATGGAAATCGTTATGTTTTGGCCTGAGGTAGTTGTAACTGTTGTAGCAGCTATGGCTGTGATCATCATGGTGTCCATTTACTGGGGTTGACGACATGATTTATCTGGGGATATATTCTGTGCGTTGCCGCAAAATCGGCACACGGGATTGGCGTCCCGGAATACTACTCAACGCATACCGCGTTAAGCGGTTTTTTTATGCGCTAAGCACGGCTACGCCCAAATTATGGTGGGCTGTGTGAGGGCTTCTTCGGGAGCGCCGGATTTGAGTAGCCGGTTACGCCAACCTTGCACAGTTCACCACCAGTCGATTGGCGTCGTTGGTGGTGATGGTTAACCTGATGAGGTGAAACTATGACTACTCAATTAGCATTCCACAAAACGACGTTTACCCCAATTTGCCACAATAACAGAATTTGGCTTACTGCCACTGAAGTTGGTTTAGCTCTGGAATATGCGGACGATAAAGCAGTTCAGCGCATTTACTCCCGTCACTCAGATGAATTTACAGATATGATGACAAGGGTGGTCAAAGTGACCACCCCTCGTGGAATGCAGGAGTCTCGAGTATTTAGCCTTCGCGGAGCCCATTTGATCGCCATGTTTGCACGAACTCCTGTAGCCAAAGAGTTCCGCCGCTGGGTTCTGGATATTCTCGATCGAGAAGTTCAACAATCCCCGATCACAAAACAATTCACTGATAACGAACTTTGCACACTTGCTTGGTTATGGCGAGCTGGGGATGCGATGTTAACCGCCTGCCAGAACGTTACTCCTCTTCTTCAGGTTGCGGAGCATCGTGAAGCTGGTCGCTTCACTTCCATCGAGCAAGAATATCCCCAGATACTCACCAGAGCGCGAGCAATCCTCGCCAGAGAAACGGCACATGTAAAATTCCAGCCGTGGCAGGATGATAAGTGGAGTCGAGTATTGCCACATTTGCGTCAGAATGTTATTAAACAACGTTAGCTACTGTGTCTCTCCAATTTAGCTAACATATGGATTCATAAGAAAAAGGAGCTTTTGCCATGATGTCCTTCACCAAATGTAAATTAATGCACAGCCATAAAACTAGCGTAAATGCAGCGCTCTTGGACGATACGAAATTAGTTGTAGAGAGGGATCTCCATTTTCTTCGTGAGTTATACATATCAAGCCCAGAAGAATTTGTCGGGCATTGGGTTTATGCAAATGAGCCAATATTTCATGAACATCCACTGTCTGTTGGCCTTTCTGGTATTGTCTATCACAAGGTTATTGATGAAATTGAAAAATCATAATCAATAAGCAATAATACCGTCACCGTTGGCCTGAACACCCTGCGGTGACTTCTGCGCATATGATTGGGAAATTATATGCGACCACAAGTTGAACTCCTCGCCTTGCCACAGATGCAGAAATGCACCTGCGTTTTTTTGCATCCAGCGTTTGATCTCTGCGGAGGTGAAGCGTGAACTTCCCACAAGATGGCATCAAACTGCATCGCGGTAACTTCACCGCTATTGGTCGGCAGATCCAGCCTTATCTGGAGGACGGCAAATGCTTTCGCATGGTGCTTAAACCGTGGCGCGAGAGACGCAGTCTTTCCCAGAATGCACTCAGCCACATGTGGTACAGCGAAATCAGTGAATACCTCATCAGCAAGGGTAAAACGTTCGCCACTCCAGCTTGGGTAAAAGATGCTCTCAAACACACATATCTCGGTTATGAAACCAAAGACCTGGTTGATGTCGTAACCGGTGATATCACCACTATCCAGTCGTTACGCCATACCTCCGATCTTGATACCGGAGAGATGTATGTCTTCCTGTGTAAGGTTGAAGCCTGGGCGATGAATATTGGTTGCCACCTGACTATTCCACAGAGCTGCGAGTTTCAGCTGCTGCGCGACAAGCAGGAGGCGTAATGGCTACACCGCTTATTCGTGTCATGAACGGACACATCTACAAAGTACCAAATCGTCGTAAGCGTAAACCTGAGCTGAAGCCATCCGAAATACCAACACTGCTCGGATATACCGCTAGCCTGGTTGATAAAAAATGGTTGCGACTGGCAGCAAGGAGGAATCATGGCTGATTTGAGAAAAGCAGCGCGTGGTCGGGAATGCCAGGTAAGAATCCCTGGCGTATGTAATGGCAACCCTGAAACGTCTGTACTGGCACATATCCGGCTGACTGGATTGTGCGGCACCGGTACGAAACCGCCAGACCTGATTGCCACCATTGCATGTTCTGCCTGCCACGACGAAATCGACCGCCGCACGCATTTTGTTGACGCTGGATATGCAAAAGAATGCGCGCTGGAAGGTATGGCGAGAACGCAGGTTATCTGGCTGAAAGAGGGGGTAATTAAGGCGTGAATACTTACCACATCACACTACCCTGGCCGCCGAGCAATAACCGCTACTACCGCCATAATCGAGGGCGCACGCACATCAGCGCAGAAGGGCAGGCATACCGCGATAACGTCGCCCGAATCATTAAAGGCTCAATGCTGGATATCGGTCTGGCTATGCCTGTGAAAATCCGCATTGAGTGCCACATGCCGGATCGCCGTCGCCGTGACCTGGATAATCTACAAAAAGCCTCTTTTGACGCACTCACCAAAGCAGGTTTCTGGCTGGATGATGCTCAGGTCGTTGATTACCGCGTTGTGAAGATGCCTGTTACCAAAGGTGGGAGGCTGGAACTGACCATCACCGAAATGGGGAATGAATGATGTTTGAGTTTTATATGGCAGAACTTCTTCGCCACCGCTGGGGGCGTCTGCGCTTATATCGTTTCCCCGGTTCTGTTTTGACCGATTACCGAATACTGAAGAATTACGCCAAAACCCTGACAGGAGCAGGAGTATGAAGTCAGAGATAACAATCAACTAATACTGTTTTATTGATTTTTGCTTGTAATTGGCGTTCTGGTCTGATTTTTGTGGAGTAAGTTGATGCGTGATATTCAGATGGTTCTTGAGCGTTGGGGAGCGTGGGCGGCTAATAATCATGAAGATGTGACCTGGTCGTCCATTGCCGCCGGTTTTAAGGGATTAATTCCTTCAAAAGTAAAATCTCGCCCGCAATGTTGTGACGATGACGCGATGATCATTTGCGGGTGCATGGCCCGTCTGAAAAAGAACAACAGCGATTTGCACGATTTATTAGTAGATTATTATGTAGTCGGTATGACATTCATGTCACTGGCAGGTAAGCATTGCTGCTCTGATGGTTATATCGGGAAAAGGTTACAAAAGGCTGAGGGCATAATTGAAGGGATGTTAATGGCATTAGATATCCGGTTAGAGATGGATATCGTTGTTAATAACTCTAATTAATACGCCAATTATTTACTAAAAGTTATTAAAAATGGGGCGTTGAAACGCCCCCAAAAATAAAGGGTAATATATAACAGAAGGTTTGTATAGTTAGAAGCAAGGTTGTGCTTCTAAAGGAAGTGGCTTGAGGGAGCCACTTATATGTTGGGGAGGCAAAGCCTCCCACAACATATCTTTTAGTAATCAAATTAGAACTGGTAAACCATACCTACAGCAACGATATCATCGGTAGCAACGCCAGATGCTTTCGTGAAATCGCTCTTATCAATCAGGTTGATTTTGTAGTCAACAAAAGTGGACATATTTTTGTTGAAGTAATAGGTTGCACCTACATCAACATATTCAACCAGGTCCTGATCACCCCAAACACCCAAGTCTTTTCCTTTAGAATGCAGGTAAGCAACGGATGGACGCAGGCCGAAGTCGAACTGATATTGTGCAACAGCTTCGAAGTTTTGTGCTTTGTTGGCAATATGGTTATTACCAAAAACAGTCATGTTCTGGGTTTCAGAATAGGTGGTGGCCAGATAGATGTTGTTCGCATCATATTTCAGACCAGCTGCCCATACTTCAGCATTTTGACCAGATGCATTCAGGCTGTTGTTACCGTAGATAACCTGATTATTAGTGCGGTCAGATTTAGCATAGGTTGCACCTACACCGAATCCTTCATACTCATAAGTAGTGGAGAAACCGAAACCATCACCATTAGCTTCAGTTACGTCAGTGCGGTCATTTTTACCCTGATACTGAGCAGCAAAGTTCAGACCATCAACCAGACCAAAGAAGTCGTTGTTACGATAAGTTGCAACACCAGTGGTGCGACCAGTCATGAACACATCTGTTTGGGTCCAGGTATCGCCACCGAATTCTGGCAGAACGTCAGTCCACGCACCGATGTCATATGCTACACCGTAGTTACGGCCGTAATCGATTGAGCCGTAGTCCCCGAATTTCAGGCCTGCAAATGCAAGACGGGTTTTGTCTTTGGAGGAGCCTTGAGATTCAGCGCGGTTGCCTTTGAATTCATATTCCCACTGACCGAAACCAGTCAGTTGATCGTTGATTTGGGTTTCACCTTTGAAGCCAAGACGGGCATAAGTAGTATCACCATCATCTGCATCATTAGAGGAGAAGTAGTGCTTGGCATTAACTTTCCCATATAGATCCAGCTTGTTACTGTCTTTATTATAAATTTCAGCTGCCTGAGCAGACATCGCCATCAGTACTGATGCAGCTACAGCAGAAATTGCCACTGTTAATTTTTTCATCGTGAGCCCTTTTTTTTGAACTATTATTAAAAAATGATGTCACTGCGCGATAAATATTCATCTAATCAATGTGATTATTTCAAGATGTAAGTTTTGGTTTCTCGTTTGATTTGTGAAGTAGATCTCTATTTTTATCTGAACTTTTTTCTATCGAATCCTATTCATGGCTCTTGGCTGAATAAAAATAAATCTATTAGCCAATTTATATTAACGGCTGTTATTTATAAGTGCTCTGTAATTTGAAGGTTCAATTTAAATCGGCTAAAAATAACGCTGGAAATTATTTGCTGGTTATTTGTTGAGATTTGCTTATGTATTTGTAGTGGTGTTTTCAATACTCGGTAGCATTCTCGCAAATATCATTTTGTGGTTTACGTACGTAAAAAATTGGTTATGCTGTTAAGAGTGGTTACTTCGTCACACAGCTTAAACCCGCCGTCGAGCGGGTTTTTCCATTTTTTGAGTCTCGATATTAGCTGATAACCCAATACCTGAGTTATTCACTGACTCCGAGTCTGTTACGTTTCGTAGTATTCCCTCAATTTACACCCGCTTTGTCTGCGAGGTGGGGTTATGAAATCCATGGATAAGTTAACAACGGGTGTCGCCTATGGCACCTCAGCAGGTAGTGCCGGTTACTGGTTTTTACAGCTGCTCGATAAAGTCACGCCCTCACAGTGGGCAGCAATAGGTGTGCTGGGTAGCCTGGTATTTGGCCTGCTGACGTACCTGACAAACCTTTATTTCAAGATTAAAGAAGATAAGCGCAAGGCTGCGAGAGGTGAATAATGCCTCCATCATTACGAAAAGCCGTTGCTGCTGCTATTGGTGGCGGAGCAATTGCTATAGCATCAGTGTTAATCACTGGCCCAAGTGGTAACGATGGTCTGGAAGGTGTCAGCTACATACCATACAAAGATATTGTTGGTGTATGGACTGTATGTCACGGGCATACAGGAAAAGACATCATGCTCGGTAAAACGTATACCAAAGCAGAATGCAAAGCACTCTTGAATAAAGACCTTGCCACTGTCGCCAGACAAATTAACCCGTACATCGAAGTCGATATACCGGAAACAACGCGCGGCGCTCTTTACTCATTCGTTTACAACGTGGGTGCTGGCAATTTCAGAACATCGACGCTTCTTCGCAAAATAAACCAGGGCGATATCAAAGGCGCATGTGATCAGTTACGTCGCTGGACATATGCTGGCGGTAAGCAATGGAAAGGTCTCATGACTCGTCGTGAGATTGAGCGTGAAATCTGTTTGTGGGGTCAGCAATGAACAGAGTAACCGCGATTATCTCCGCTCTGGTTATCTGCATCATCGTCTGCCTGTCATGGGCTGTTAATCATTACCGTGATAACGCCATTACCTACAAAGCCCAGCGCGACAAAAATGCCAGAGAACTGAAGCTGGCGAACGCGGCAATTACTGACATGCAGATGCGCCAGCGTGATGTTGCTGCACTGGATGAAAAATACACGAAGGAGTTAGCTAATGCGAAAGCTGAAAATGATGCTCTGCGTGATGATGTTGCCGCTGGTCGTCGTCGGTTGCACATCAAAGCAGTCTGTCAGTCAGTGCGTGAAGCCACCACCGCCTCCGGCGTGGATAATGCAGCCTCCCCCCGACTGGCAGACACCGCTGAACAGGATTATTTCACCCTCAGAGAGAGGCTGATCACTATGCAAAAACAACTGGAAGGAACCCAGAAGTATATTAATGAGCAGTGCAGATAGAGCTGCCCATATCGATGGGCAACTCATGCAATTATTGTGAGCAATACACACGCGCTTCCAGCGGAGTATAAATGCCTAAAGTAATAAAACCGAGCAATCCATTTACGAATGTTTGCTGGGTTTCTGTTTTAACAACATTTTCTGCGCCGCCACAAATTTTGGCTGCATCAACAGTTTTCTCCTGTCCAATTCCCGAAACGAAGAAGTGATGGGTGATGGTTTCCTTTGGTGTTACTGCTGTCGGTTTGTTTCCAACAGTAAACGTCTGTTGAGCACATCCTGTAATAAGCATTGCCAGAGCGGCAGAAAACAACATTTTTTTCATCTTATTATCCTGCATTGTTAAAAACGGCAGAATCCTATGTGACAACAATTAAACGATAGTTAAATGGATTGATGAAAATTAAAACTATATAGGTGTACGCTCAGACTATTGGAGGAAGTTGGGGACACTCAGAATCCTGTGGAATGAAATAAACCGGTCTATCCGTCTATTACCCTTTTAGCTGCGCTGTATCGTCGCCGTATTCCCGCATTAACCATGACCGTAGCCCGACGGGGAATTCCTTCTGCGTGAGTGTGCGGGAATAATCAAAAACGATGCACACCGGGTTTTACTGTGCTGACAGACGCAGGGTTACCCTCATAGTCGCTTTTCCGGTGCGATGGTGGAAGAAACCGGGATGTTCATCCATCATCACTTTGGATTGATGTATATGCTCTCTTTTCTGACGTTAGTCTCCGACGGCAGGCTTCAATGACCCAGGCTGAGAAATTCCCAGACCCTTTTTGCTCAAGAGCGATGTTAATTTGTTCAATCATTTGGTTAGGAAAGCGGATGTTGCGGGTTGTTGTTCTGCGGGTTCTGTTCTTCGTTGACATGAGGTTGCCCCGTATTCAGTGTCGCTGATTTGTATTGTCTGAAGTTGTTTTTACGTTAAGTTGATGCAGATCAATTAATACGATACCTGCGTCATAATTGATTATTTGACGTGGTTTGATGGCGTAGATGCACGTTGTGACATGCAGATGATAATTATTATCATTTTGCGGGTCCTTTCCGGCGATCCGACAGGTTACGGGGCGGCGACCTCGCGGGTTTTCGCTATTTATGAAAATTTTCCGGTTTAAGGCGTTTCCGTTCTTCTTCGTCGTAACTTAATGTTTTTATTTAAAATACCCCCTGAAAAGAAAGGAAACGACAGGTGCTGAAAACGAACTTTTGGGCCTTTGTCGTTTCCTTTCTCTGTTTTTGGCCGTGGAATGAACAATGGAAGTCAACAAAAAGCAGCTGGCTGACATTTTCGGTGCGAGTATCCGTACCATTCAGAACTGGCAGGAACAGGGAATGCCCGTTCTGCGAGGCGGTGGCAAGGGTAATGAGGTGCTTTATGACTCTGCCGCCGTTATAAAATGGTATGCCGAAAGGGATGCTGAAATTGAGAACGAAAAGCTGCGCCGGGAGGTTGAAGAACTGCGCCAGGCCAGCGAGGCAGATCTCCAGCCAGGGACTATTGAGTACGAACGCCATCGACTTACGCGTGCGCAGGCCGACGCACAGGAACTGAAGAATGCCAGAGACTCAGCTGAAGTGGTGGAAACCGCATTCTGTACTTTCGTGCTGTCGCGGATCGCAGGTGAAATTGCCAGTATTCTCGACGGGATCCCCCTGTCGGTGCAGCGGCGTTTTCCGGAACTGGAAAACCGACATGTTGATTTCCTGAAACGGGATATCATCAAAGCCATGAACAAAGCAGCCGCGCTGGATGAACTGATACCCGAACACGGCACTGGTCGGCGTGCAGGTGGACTCGGAGCAGTTCGGCAGCCAGCAGGTGAGCCGTAATTATCATCTGCGCGGGCGTATTCTGCAGGTGCCGTCGAATTATAACCCGCAGACGCGGCAATACAGCGGTATCTGGGACGGAACGTTCAGGCCAGCGTACAGCAACAACATGGCCTGGTGTCTGTGGGATATGCTGACCCATCCGCGCTACGGCATGGGGAAACGTCTTGGTGCGGCGGATGTGGATAAATGGGCGCTGTATGTCATCGGCCAGTACTGCGACCAGTCAGTGCCGGACGGCTTTGGCGGCACGGAGCCGCGCATCACCTGTAATGCGTACCTGACCACACAGCGCAAGGCGTGGGATGTGCTCAGTGATTTCTGCTCGGCGATGCGCTGTATGCCGGTATGGAACGGGCAGACGCTGACGTTCGTGCAGGACCGACCATCAGATAAGGTGTGGACCTATAACCGCAGTAATGTGGTGATGCCGGATGATGGCGCGCCGTTCCGCTACAGCTTCAGCGCCCTGAAGGACCGCCATAATGCCGTTGAGGTGAACTGGATTGACCCGGATAACGGCTGGGAGACGGCGACAGAGCTTGTGGAGGACACGCAGGCCATTGCCCGTTACGGTCGTAACGTCACGAAGATGGATGCCTTTGGCTGTACCAGCCGGGGGCAGGCACACCGCGCCGGGCTGTGGCTGATTAAAACGGAGCTGCTGGAGACGCAGACCGTGGATTTCAGCGTGGGTGCCGAAGGGCTTCGCCATGTGCCGGGTGATGTTATTGAAATCTGCGATGATGACTATGCGGGGATCAGCATCGGCGGGCGCGTGCTGGCGGTGAACAGCCAGACCCGGACGCTGACGCTTGACCGTGAAATCACGCTGCCATCCTCCGGTACCACGCTGATAAGCCTGGTTGACGGAAGTGGCAATCCGGTCAGCGTGGAGGTCCAGTCCGTCACCGACGGCGTGAAGGTAAAAGTGAGCCGTGTTCCTGACGGCGTTGCCGGATACAGCGTATGGGGGCTGAAGCTGCCGACGCTGCGCCAGCGTCTGTTCCGCTGCGTGAGTATCCGTGAGAACGATGACGGCACGTATGCCATCACCGCCGTGCAGCATGTACCGGAAAAAGAGGCCATCGTGGATAACGGGGCGCACTTTGACGGCGACCAGAGCGGCACGGTGAATGGTGTCACGCCGCCAGCGGTGCAGCACCTGACTGCCGAAGTCACCGCAGACAGCGGGGAATATCAGGTGCTGGCGCGCTGGGACACGCCGAAGGTGGTGAAGGGGGTGAGCTTTATGCTTCGCCTGACCGTGGCAGCGGATGACGGCAGTGAGCGGCTGGTCAGCACGGCCCGGACGACGGAAACCACATACCGCTTCACGCAACTGGCGCTGGGGCGGTACACGCTGACAGTCCGGGCGGTAAATGCGTGGGGACAGCAGGGCGATCCGGCGTCGGTATCGTTCCGGATTGCCGCACCGGCAACACCGTCGAGGATTGAGCTGACGCCGGGCTATTTTCAGATAACCGCCACGCCGCATCTTGCCGTTTATGACCCGACGGTACAGTTTGAGTTCTGGTTCTCGGAAAAGCGGATTACCGATATCAGGCAGGTTGAAACCACAGCCCGCTATCTTGGTACGGCGCTGTACTGGATAGCCGCCAGTATCAATATCAAACCGGGCCATGATTATTACTTTTATATCCGCAGTGTGAACACCGTTGGCAAATCGGCATTCGTGGAAGCCGTTGGTCGGGCGAGCGATGATGCGGAAGGTTACCTGGATTTTTTCAAAGGCAAGATAACCGAATCCCATCTCGGCAAGGAGCTGCTGGAAAAAGTCGAGCTGACGGAGGATAACGCCAGCAGACTGGAGGAGTTTTCGAAAGAGTGGAAGGACGCCAACGATAAATGGAATGCCATGTGGGGCGTCAAAATTGAGCAGACCGAAGACGGTAAGCATTATGTCGCGGGGCTTGGCCTCAGCATGGAGGATACAGAGGAAGGCAAACTGAGCCAGTTTCTGGTTGCCGCCAATCGTATCGCGTTTATTGACCCGGCAAACGGGAATGAAACGCCGATGTTTGTGGCGCAGGGCAACCAGATATTCATGAACGACGTGTTCCTCAAACGCCTGACGGCCCCCACCATTACCAGTGGTGGAAATCCACCGGTATTTTCCCTGACACCGGACGGAAAGCTGACCGCTAAAAATGCGGATATCAGTGGCAGTGTGAATGCGAACGCCGGGACGCTCAACAACGTCACGATAAATGAAAACTGTACGATTAAGGGTATGCTGGAGGCGAATCAGGTCAGAGGTGATTTTGTTAAAACAGTATCCAAATCATTCCCGAAAAAGGCTGGTACGTGGGGTAACACGGAAACACCAGACGGGACGGTTACAGTCACCATCAGCGATGATCATAACTTTGACCGTCAAATCATTATTCCGCCCATTATCTTTAACGGTATAGCGTATGACGATCCGGGAAGTGGTGATAACCCGGGAGGTACAAGGTACACGGGGTATGGTTTTGAAGTTCGCAAAAACGGCGTATTAATCGCATCCAGAGAAACTAAAGGGGCCATTCCCGGTAGTTACAGTGCGGTTATTGATATGCCGAGTGGCAGGGGAAGCGTCACTCTGGAGTTTAAGATTTTCCAGAAAGGCAATCAGGGGGCAGGCAATATCACCGACTGTACGGTGATTGTGACCAAAAAGGCTGCTTCCGGCATCAGTATTCGTTGAAATTGTTATAACCCCAATAAAGGGCGTCAGGAATGACGCCTTTTTTATTGCAGAAAAGCGAGAGGTAATTATGCGTAAAGTTTGTGCAGCCATTTTGTCCGCAGCCATCTGTCTGGTCGTATCCGGTGCGCCTGCATGGGCGTCTGAACATCAGTCCACGCTGAGCGCGGGGTATCTTCATGCCTCGACGAACGTTCCCGGCAGCGATGATCTTAACGGGATTAACGTGAAATATCCTTCAAGCCCTGAAGGAGGCTGTTCCTGGTACGTTCAGACTGTTGCTGAGCTGGAGATCGCAACGGAGGAAGAGAAAGCGTTTCTGGCCGCATGGAAAACATATCGGGTATTGCTGAACCGTGTTGATACAGTAAACCCCGTCTGGCCTCCACCTTCGAAGCGATAGCCCAGCAACTCCTAAATAGCTGCGCATAATACCGCTACACCTGCCGTTTTACTGACATTTGGAATATTGCGTGAGGGCAACATATCGAGGGGCAGATACAGCTCGGTCAAATAGAAAAACAGCCCCACTATTTACCATGCAATAGCTGGTCAAAAGGAGAGCACTATTCCGCTCCGCGTAGTATTTTGTGTTTATAGTGATAACTTAGGTAATGCTTAGTCACTAAGATACTTTGCTATTGGAGAGCGATTTATAATGTGGGCGCAACAGATTTTTACTATTGCGCCACTTGCTCTTGTGAGTACTATTCGCTATAAGTTAATGTTGGTTTTGAAAGTCTTTTGGATATTGTTTTTCCGATATTAATGAATGGAGTTTCAATATATTTATAAATAAAGAATGATAAGAACAAGCTAAGAGCAATAATGAATGAAAACTTAGAGAACCCAGGTTTTTCATAAAGCGGAATGAAATCCTTAAAATTAATTAAAAATAGCATTACTATCGCATGGGATAAATACAGAGAGTAAGAGATATCACCTAGCTTACTGAGTATTTTATTTTCCCTTAATCCGAAGTTAACTTCATAAAGTAAAACTCCCGTAATTATGGAGGCTGCCCACAATCCGAAGTTTAAAGGGCCATGACCAAATCTGAATTGATAAAAATATGAGCAAACACCAAATGAAACCAAAAGGAATGATATCGCCTTTGCGTTTTTTATATATTTAAATTTTCTGTGTATTATATACAGAAACATCCCATAAACGAATTCTAACAGCATGGGTGATGACATTAAGTTTAGAAAGCCAATATGCCAATGACCTGTATCACCAATCGTAAACTTACTTGATAGAGAAAGGCTGTTGGAAAATTTCAACTGTATGAGAAGTAGCGGGACTATCAATGCAATAACTGATATTAATAATCTGTTTTTATGACTCAGCGATATTGCAAGCATAAAAATGAAATAAAAATAGACTTCAAAGGTTAATGTCCATGCTGGATAAAGCACGTTGTATCCGAAGAATGGCGCTTCTGAATAATAGTCCAGGTGAAGCAGAAACAATGAACGCAATAATTCACTTTCGGTGAAGACTGGGTTCAATAAAAAGAATAAGATTGTGCAAATGAAAAATACAGGGTAAATCCTGAAAAAACGCCTGGTCATAAAGTTAATAGGGGAATTTGTTTCTTTTTTTTGACTCGATAACATTATTATAAATCCACTTATAATAAAAAACAGATCAACCCCAAAACCACCACTAATAAACAATAAATCACCTAGATCTTTTTGTGCGTAAACTTCATTTAGGTATTGTTTATTGTGATATGCAACAACGAGTAATGCTGCTACACCTCGCAAATAGTGAATTGATTTTACCTTCTTCATTTTTATATAATCACTGTTCCAATTTTTTTTATTTTACAAACAATTCTATCTAGCTCATTAGTACTCAAAGTCAGATTGGTAGCAATAAAAAAACAAGATATGTGATGACATGGCGCGGGGCTCAGAACCACTCGTGTATTTTCGCCACTGGCTATGACTGGCTGCACCTGCAAGATCTGCCATTTGTGTGCCAGTATACCCAAGCTCTGACTTTATGTTTACCAGATCCTCTGGAGTGCCGGGGAGTATAATCGTTGATTAATCGAATCTGCAACTATTTCAGAACGACCTAGGTTAAAGTGCGCTCTGCAGTCTCTTATATAAGGTGATACTTTAATTGTCTGGAAACTGGACAGGTTAGGAAGGAGCAGGAAACATCTTATTATACTTACCGAGTAGCTGCGGGTAAGGGGGGGGATTTCCGTAGCCTGACAGGTAACATTGACACGTCAACATCGATGGTTTTTTTTTATTTTTCCATGTGATGGAGCCCTGGTTGAAATGAAGCGTGAACTGATTGATGACTGAACAAAAGTTGGACTGGAAGATGCTCGCGCACAGGGAGGAATTGGTGGACGTCGTCCTAAACTTACATCAGAACAATGGGCGCAGGCCGGGCGATTAATTGCATCAAAAGTCCCGCGTCAGAAGGTGGCGATCATCTATGATATTGGTGTATCGACTTTGTATAAGAGGTTTCCAGCCAGGATTATATAAAACTGCAGACACGCCGTATGCAAGACGTGCTGCGGTTGGTTGATGCACTTTCGAGAGTGTATGTATTGAATAATTTCCAACCGTCATTAATTTTATTTATTTTTTGCATGAGAGGATTTGAACCTCCGAGCCTCGACACCTTATGACAACGCGATATTCCCTTGATGACCGCTATGCGCCAAAATAACCAATTGATAAATAAGTTGATTTTAATTGGTTGGAAGCAAGTCAGGTCAAATTCAGCATGCCGCTCTCTGTATCGGGTAGTTAAATTTTTCTATAACTGATAGTAATATGTTAAAACTCACACAGATAAATTATCATTGCTCAACAAGTATAATGGAGTTCCCGTGGATACAGCAGAACATGATGGCAAATTTGCTTGGGCTAGTTTTTATGAGGCTTTTGCCAACGCGTTACTGACTTGGCGAAATCGTAGAGATGAATTAGTCAAAGGTATTCATCTAATTGCCTCAGGTGTGGAAGGAATGTCCCATCTGCAGGACAAATCTATTATGGGAGAGATCTTTCCCTTAAAAGACATTTGTCCGTTTACTACTATGGGCTTGTTCAATCGTAACTTGACCGACAGCAATCGCAAAATTATTGCTGCCAAGCTAGCGAATTTGTTGGGCGTGAACGAACCGATTCCTGACTCCTTTGCCGGAATCCCGCTGTTGAATAACCAAAAATCTTGGTTCTTTGGTTATGAAAAGTCACGCGACCCTAATGACATTGAATGCTTGTGGGAAATGTTCTCGCAGGCAATGACCTTTGCGGATAACCAGAATACTAACTCTGCAGACTTCACTGCCGCATATGACATCGCTTCTACAGTAATGAATGTCGGTTGGAATCTCACCATGGGGTTGTACTGGACCCGTCCTTGGTTCTACCCTACTTTAGATAGCCAGTCGCAGTATTACATTCAGACAGTGTTAAACATTAAGATCATTAAAAACGGGGCAAAAGGTCGCTGTAGTGGACAAAGTTACCTGAGTCTTATGCGGGCGCTGAACGAGGTCTTTACCCAACCAAACTATCCGGTTCATTCTTTCCCAGAACTTTCTTTATCAGCGTGGAATACAGATCTTAGCCAGTCTAAAGATGAGGTGGCAAATAGAACGTGGAAAGCCTCTTTACTGAATAAAATTAAGGCGTTATGCCTGAAAAAAAATGGCCCTTATTTCACTGCTTCGGAGTTGGAAGAAAACTACTTGGACGTATTCAAGGTAGAGCATCCTGAGAGCAAAACAGTTACAAGCTCAATCTACTTTTATCTACAGAAACTATGCAATGATGATGAGTTAAAGTCCCTTGAGTCCGGAAATTATGAATACCTGAATTTTGAGAAAAACGAATCCCAGACGATAACTGAGGAAACTGTCGAAGAGAGTGCGCCGTTGCCAAAACTCACTCACGTTCCTTATGACATCAGTCATCTGGTGCAGGATGGCTGTTTCTTGGAAGAGGCTAAGATCCAACTCACACTTCAGCGCCTGATCGACAAGAAAAACCTGATATTACAAGGACCACCCGGAACTGGAAAAACCTGGTTAGCGCGACGTCTGGCGTACTGCTTGATGGGAGAAAAAGCACCTGAGCGTATTAGCGCGGTGCAATTTCACCCGAACCTCTCTTACGAAGACTTTATTCGCGGCTGGCGTCCAGGTAAAGAAGGGCAATTGACGCTAATTGATGGACCTTTTGTAAATGCAATCAAAACTGCAGTCAATAATCCTACCTCGAAATATGTGGTGATAATTGAAGAGATTAATCGTGGCAATCCGGCGCAAATCTTCGGTGAAACACTCACGTTGATGGAAGCAGATAAACGCACGCCGACTGAGGCATTATCTCTTTCCTATCCTAAAAATGATGATGAAAAAATATACATTCCTGAGAATCTATATATCATCGGTACGATGAATATTGCAGACCGCTCACTCGCACTACTTGACCTAGCGCTGCGCCGTCGTTTCGCGTTTATCGATCTAAAGCCAGCTTTTAATGACGCGTGGAGAAACTGGGTAAATTATAATTACGCAATTGATTTTGACATGTTAGCATTCATCAAATCTCGACTGACGGTACTTAACGATATGCTGGCAAAAGATGTTACCTTAGGACCACAGTTTTGTATCGGTCACAGCTATGTCACCCCAGCTATCGGCCAAAAAATCAACGATGCCCAGGCTTGGTATGAACAAGTCGTTGATACAGAGATCTGCCCTTTGCTCGCCGAATATTGGTTCGATGCTCCAAATAAAGTCGATGAAGCCAGAAAAGTGTTATTAGCAAAATGACGACAATAACCGGGAGTGAGCAACATACAGCATCACGTATTCCCATGCGAAATATCTGGATGCTGATGCTGTACGCTTCAGATCTGTTTCGTCAGTTAGGGCGCAATCAGATCGCAGTAGAAGATAACCCAGCAGAAATCCCCGACCTGGTGGCGACAATCCTCCTTCATGAGATTACGCTGCGCCGACGTCGCAATTTAAATATGGGATACCAAACTTGTCATGCGGCCCTGAACCGGGTGAGAGGGCGCATTGACATACTGTATACTGCCAGTCATCAACTACTGGAACGGGGACAGGTTGCCTGCCATTTTCAAGACATAACCCTCAACACCCCCCGAAATCGCTATGTTCGCTGTGCGTTAGAACGTCTGGCCTCAATCATAGTGAAACCGTCTTTGGCGGCAGATTGCCATTTTATGGCAATATCACTTCGCCGTGAGGGGATAAATGGAGGATATCCTGCCCCCCACGAATTACCCTCAGTGTGGCGTTTTGGACGCCATGATGCCGCAGATAAACCGATGGTCGATGCCGCACGATTAGCTTTTGAACTGCTGATGCCGACCGAAGATCAAGGCCAATATCTTTTACCTGCGCCCTCAAATAACCTTTACTGGATGAGAAGACTATTTGAAAAAGGTATCGCTGGCTTATATCGTGTACACCTTGCCAAAACAACTTGGCAGGTCTCTGCAGGGAAAGAGCTGAAATGGGCGTTGAGCGATCAAAGTGCAGGTAGTGCAGAGATTTTCCCGACAATGAAGTCAGACATTATTCTGGAACACAAGACTGCCCAGCGGCGTATTATTATCGATACCAAATTTAATTCGATTCTGACAAAGGGTTGGCATCGGGAGCAATCACTACGTAATGGCTATATTTATCAGCTATATACCTACCTTAGAACACAGGAGAACAAGACGGATCCGCTTTCGCTCAATGCCGCTGGTCTTCTACTTCATCCAGCTGTTGGCTATATGCTTAATGAGTATGTTGTCACTCAGGGACATAAGATCCATTTTGCTACAGTAGATATGACGGTAGATGCTAAAGCAATTAAAAAACAATTGCTGGCAATAGCCCATGATTGTGCAGGAGTCGCGGTTGATGACTAACCATCCTATAAGGCACTGGCTGTAATATAATCAATAGTTTCAATTAAGTAGCTGTTATCCGTGCTTAGTCATCATATGACGCACCACGGTCTAATTTTCCTGCTCATACATTGATATATCCTTGTCGAGCCCGGAAAGTCGCAGTCCACTATTAGGTATACCGATTGCCAGCACCAAAAGCTTCTTTGTAATTATTATATCGGGGAATGCCTATTTTTTAGTGACAATATCAGATAGCAATTAATAAGCGGTGCCGGTAATGGATGTTATGTTTAATGTATAGATACAGTCATCATAAACTAAACGTCTGTTGTTCGCTCATAACCGACATTTATCTCAGTTATGGAAGATAATTATGTATGCAGATAATGGGGCAGACAGTCGTGGAGTAAACAAGGTTTTGCACTGATTGGCGGCATCGTTATCTTATTTTTAATTATGTGCCTCTTAACATAAGTTGGGACAAAACAGAGACACATAAGGTCTCACAAAGGTCTGCAAGGCCTCACATGTATTGAGGTGTTAATAAAATGTAGACTTGTAATTTGGATATAAATGGTAGAGAAAACCTTTCCCCAAAATAAAAACGAACGTCAATGAAATCAAACGGTTGAATAAAGTTGATTTTGGCTAATAAAAAAACAATAAAATATTTTTTATCATTAAATATCAATGACTTGAACTTAATGTTTTTATATACTGCTGCGCCATATGGGTTGGACTGAAGCGGCTGACCTGATTGTTAAAGGTATGGAAGGCGCAATCAATGCCAAGACCGTAACTTATGACTTCGAACGTCTGATGGAAGGCGCTAAGCTGCTGAAATGTTCAGAGTTTGGTGAAGCGATCATCGAAAACATGTAATCTCTCCATGTGTTAAATATTGAAACGGGCGTATAACACGCCCGTTGTTTTATTTATGTGGATATTATTAATAGCATATCGAGCATATTTATATGAAGCCCATTACTTGAGCCCATATGGGCATATTTTTATAATGCAACTATTATGTAAACATTTATTTGTTATTTTGCTTTCTCCTGGAGGACACTCTTGACTGCTTTTGAGTAAACTCCATAAATCCTTGTTGAATGGTGCGATGTGATAAATAGTAATAGGATATTCTTTATCCTTAAGGATAATACCAGACTTAACCGGTGTAAATATACTGCCAGGAGGGAGAAATATAGTAGATTGATACCAGATGATCATTTTCATATTACCCCATATGGCTGAAAAAGATATACCACATGTAGGTTGAATTACCGTGTCAATTACTATCCACTTCATTTGTTATGTCTTATCCCACGGTATTTAATATGGTTCATTAGGATGTTTATTTCTTGATTTTGCATATGAGTATATTACCCCCCCCTCAAAAAAATAAATTAATTAAAATGATGGCTTATATAAAATAAAATTTAAAGCAAGGAATCTCAATGGATGTTAAACAAAATGAGATTTTGTGAAAGCAATAAATTATTGACTTCGTTTTAGATTTGTTTAGCTATAATGTTATACATTCAAATGACTGAACATCCTGTAATTAAAACATAGCCTTTATGCTACTTTGTGCCAATTTGCTAAATATTATGGTTGCCTTTTTATATAACGATAATAATGAATATAAGCATGACATGAGAATAAGGTTTCAATTTTTGAGTTATATAGGAATGATTTAACCTGTTCCTGGCTAAAATACATATAACCGGATGATGACTAAACCAAAATACATGTGCGTTAAGTATTGAAACGGACGTGTGGCACGGCCGTTGTTTTTATAAATATGTTAACCGTTATAAAATAACGTATCAAAAGTCAAGTGATCACATTTCAAATATCAAGTTGATAGTATTAGTCTGGTGATTATTTATGGGTGACAATAAAAAGACAGTATTAATCATCCATAGAGATAGTCTCTGCACTTTTATTTCCATTATGCTAATGCCTTACTGAATTATGAAGCATTTCTTAAGTATCCAACTTTAGCTAGATTAATGGTTTATTATTTTCTACATCTTCAATATATAAAAGCGTATTATCAATGGCGTAGTAACTGCGTTTGTTATGATTAACATCAGTAACCCACCGGAAAACGCCCGCGCCTGCCAGTGTTGAACAGTATTCCCGAAATGTAGATTTTCCGCAAATATGAAGCAATGCGGCCTCTTTTATTTTAGCAGGGTTCTTGGTCGTACTAACTTTTAACAGGTTCCTGGTTCCTCTTAATAACAAAACCGTATCATCGTGAGTAATAATTCTGATGTTATCCGTAGCCAGATAATAAATGTAATGTGCAATACGGTGATGTTTTAATTCTGAATAAAACCAGGAGAAGTTTTGCTCTTTTCTCACTTGCTCAAACATCTTTTGAAAAACAACGACCTGATCCATCAGGATAATAACCTCTTGTTAGTTGTGAGACTGCGTAGTGTGCACGATCGGTTTTACCACTTCAATCTGGTCTGTCCTTTGGCTGTGATATGTACAGAGTGTGATAGAGGGAATATCTGAATTCTCCCGGTGAGCATTTTGCAACGGACCAGCTCCGGTACAAACGCTGTTGTGGGTTCAGATTATAACATTCTGTCTAAGGGGCGGGATAAAGGTGAAATTGATCTTACCCAGCAATAGTGGACACGCGGCTAAGTGAGTAAACTCTCAGTCAGAGGTGACTCACATGACAAAAACAGTATCAACCAGTAAAAAACCCCGTAAACAGCATTCGCCTGAATTTCGCAGTGAAGCCCTGAAGCTTGCTGAACGCATCGGTGTTACTGCCGCAGCCCGTGAACTCAGCCTGTATGAATCACAACTCTACAACTGGCGCAGTAAACAGCAAAATCAGCAGACGTCTTCTGAACGTGAACTGGAGATGTCTACCGAGATTGCACGTCTCAAACGCCAGCTGGCAGAACGGGATGAAGAGCTGGCTATCCTCCAAAAGGCCGCGACATACTTCGCGAAGCGCCTGAAATGAAGTATGTCTTTATTGAAAAACATCAGGCTGAGTTCAGCATCAAAGCAATGTGCCGCGTGCTCCGGGTGGCCCGCAGCGGCTGGTATACGTGGTGTCAGCGGCGGACAAGGATAAGCACGCGTCAGCAGTTCCGCCAACACTGCGACAGCGTTGTCCTCGCGGCTTTTACCCGGTCAAAACAGCGTTACGGTGCCCCACGCCTGACGGATGAACTGCGTGCTCAGGGTTACCCCTTTAACGTAAAAACCGTGGCGGCAAGCCTGCGCCGTCAGGGACTGAGGGCAAAGGCCTCCCGGAAGTTCAGCCCGGTCAGCTACCGCGCACACGGCCTGCCTGTGTCAGAAAATCTGTTGGAGCAGGATTTTTACGCCAGTGGCCCGAACCAGAAGTGGGCAGGAGACATCACGTACTTACGTACAGATGAAGGCTGGCTGTATCTGGCAGTGGTCATTGACCTGTGGTCACGTGCCGTTATTGGCTGGTCAATGTCGCCACGCATGACGGCGCAACTGGCCTGCGATGCCCTGCAGATGGCGCTGTGGCGGCGTAAGAGGCCCCGGAACGTTATCGTTCACACGGACCGTGGAGGCCAGTACTGTTCAGCAGATTATCAGGCGCAACTGAAGCGGCATAATCTGCGTGGAAGTATGAGCGCAAAAGGTTGCTGCTACGATAATGCCTGCGTGGAAAGCTTCTTTCATTCGCTGAAAGTGGAATGTATCCATGGAGAACACTTTATCAGCCGGGAAATAATGCGGGCAACGGTGTTTAATTATATCGAATGTGATTACAATCGGTGGCGGCGGCACAGTTGGTGTGGCGGCCTCAGTCCGGAACAATTTGAAAACAAGAACCTCGCTTAGGCCTGTGTCCATATTACGTGGGTAGGATCAGTAATCTGAGTCGAAAGTCGCTTTGTGCCAAACTTCTTTGCCGACTGGAACACGCGACTGGGGAAGAGGAACAGAAACATTATAATGCACTAATTGGGTTGCTTTTTGAATAATGCAACAGCCTGATTATTTAACAGGTTAGCTATGAAGTCGTTATGAAGACATCTGATAATGAACGTATAAAATATGAAATTACTGGCCAGGCGGTGCTCCAGATACTGCGCATGAAGATAAATTTTTCATTGCAGACTCTTATTAAGCAATTACTCGTAATGAAATCGGCTGAGGAAGATGCTTTCCGACGCGATTTAATTGACAGCATAATTCGTGATTTTAGCAATAGTGATTCAGGAGGGCCAAACCGAAGAACAGCGACAGCTGACAATAAAAGTATGTTCAATGGTAAGAAAATAAACAGAATACATTAAAATTTCATAAGTAAGATGAGAGGTTACCATGCTTGAAGATACTACAATTCATAATGCAATAACTGATAAAGCGTTAGCAAGTTACTTTCGCAGTTCGGGTAATTTGTTAGAAGAAGAGTCAGCAGTGTTAGGGCAGGCTGTCACCAATTTAATGCTTTCAGGCGATAATGTTAATAATAAAAATATTATCTTAAGTCTGATACACTCCCTGGAAACAACAAGTGATATTCTCAAAGCTGATGTGATTAGAAAAACACTGGAAATCGTGTTGCGATACACAGCTGATGATATGTAA